CTAGTATAAGGGTAACATGTAGTCAGTCATAAAAATAGGAACGAAATATGGCTGCAATATCAGAAACTTACAATTGAATATGACAGGGAGAGGTAGTTATGAAAAATAAAGCAAACCTGGGAGAAATCTTGAAGGAGCAGGGGAAAACGCAAACGGAATTTGCAAATGAAATTGGTTATGATCAATCAACTATTTCTAAATGGGCCAACGGTAGCCGCACTATCGCAAAGGAAGCCAAACCTATTTTAGCAAGAGGTCTTGATAGTTTTAAATACTACATCGGTACCATGAAAGAAACGGCAGGCATTTCATTAACTCCTTACATGAATGGAGATCGAATACACAGGGACATTGCTTCAATGCGAATGCTTGTTGAAAAGGAGCGAAAAGAAGCAGAAGAGTACTGGAAAAAAGATTTCTGGCACATACCTCCTGAGTTCGCTAATGAGATTGAACGTGAAGAGGTTAGACAGTTCATAAAGGAGTATTCAGAAAAGCTTGCAGCTGAATTTAATCTACTCGCTGTTGTTTGTGAAAGGTACGGTTTCTCTTTAAAGCAAATTGATCAGCAGTTGGAAATGACCTTTAGATCAAGGGGGTTAGTTAAGTGAGTGTACAAGCTTTAAGCATCTACGAGCGAGCAAGGGATTTAGAAGAGGCTGGATGGGTAGTCATTGAATCAATCGATTTAAACACAGATATGCAGGAGTTACAGGAAGAAGCATTTGACACAGTACTTTCAGCGAGAAGAATCCAAAAGCAGTCACTAAGTCGAGTAGAACGGATTGTAGCAGATATGAAAAGCAAAGGGCTTGATGTTGATATCGTACCACGTTACCTCAAATTTAAGGAGGAGACAAGCTATGTATAAGTTGCCAATGATGAAAGCAAGCGAAGTCAGTAAGTGGTGTAAAGCATTGAAAGGACATCCAGTTTTACTTTTAGATATCGAACGTAAAATTCGGCAAAACGTATGGGCAAATAAAAAAACAGCTAGCTAATGGCGTAGCTAACTGTTCGTTTCGAATTACTAGATTGCAAGTAAATTATACCACATTACATAGGTGAGCGACAAGCATTGTTCTTGTCGTCACGGTCAGGAAAATCCTTTATTTATCGGTCCTCAACCGTAAAGGCACAACTCATTTTCCTGGTCATGACGATGCGAACAGTTAGCATCAGAAAGTAGGTGAATAACATGCATGTAGAACATCCTGAAATCACTCAAGTAAATCGTACAGGCTATGTAAATATGGTTGCTCAATCTGAACATGCTGGAGTTGATTATTTCGGAACTGAAATTCTTATCGGCGATGAAATCGTAACGGATGATAACACGGGTGAAGTGGTCTTGAAAGAAGATTTGGAAAAGTACTTGGAAGAAGAGTACGGTTTCAAATTTACTACAGCAGAATAAAAAAGCCTGCACGGCCAGGTGCAGACTTTAAATGTTAAAGAATTTTAAGGTACTTACAGTTTATAAAAAAACTTTATAAAAAGCAAATGGAGGGTGAGATCAATGCAAGCTGAAATCTTAATACCTACATCCAACATGAGTGAAGCTGAATGGTTAGAACATCGACAAAAAGGCATTGGCGGATCAGATGCTGGTGCCATTGCTGGATTAAGTAAATGGAAATCACCAATTGGAGTTTATCTTGATAAGATCGGCGAATCACCTTCTGAAAGTAGTGGTAGTGAAGCAGCATATTTCGGGCATGTTCTTGAAGATATCGTGGCGCAAGAATTTTCTAAGCGAACAGGTTTAAAAGTTCGAAAACGTCAAGCGATACTTCAACATCCAAAACATAGCTTCATGTTAGCTAATGTAGATCGTTTAATCATTGGCAAAAAAGAAGGACTGGAATGTAAAACAGCTAGTGAATATTTGAAAGGCGATTGGGAAGAGGAAGAAATTCCAGCTCAATACTTGATTCAGTGTCAGCACTACATGGCTGTCACTGGCTATGAAGCATGGTGGATTGCTGTTTTAATCGGTGGAAATAAATTTATTCATAAAAAAATAGAGCGTGATGAAGAAATTATTAACTATCTAATTGAGATTGAATCTGATTTTTGGAATAATCACGTGCTTAAGAAAAATCCTCCTGCATTTGATGGTTCGGAAGCTTCAACTAATTTATTAAAAGCAATGTATCCAGAAGGGGATATTAGCTTAGAACCTGTTGAATTAGCTCCTGAAGCATCTGACTTAATTTCAAATTATGAACAAGCAAAAGCAGAAGAAAAAGAAGCTTCTGAACGTCGTAAAGAAGCTGGAAATAAATTGAAATCATTACTGGGAGAACACGAAGTAGCATATGTAAGTGATCGTTTAATCACTTGGAAAACCATTAGTAGCTCACGTGTTAACGCCAAGCTATTAAAAGAAAAATATCCAGAGGTTTACGAAGAAGTAGCTTCAAGTTCGTTATCTCGTAGATTCGGAATTAAATAAGGAGGACATAAAGTTGGCAACTAACAATTCAGTTAAAAATCAATTAGCGCAACGAAAAAAAAACGTAGCAAAAACGGAGGACACAGGTTTTCAAGGTCAGCTAGCTACAATGTTTAAACAACAATTTAAAGCAATTACTTCTATTGCACCAAAGCATGTAACTCCTGAGCGTTTAATACGCATCGGAATGAACGCAGCAAGTCGTAACCCTAAGCTAATGGAATGCTCTCCAGAATCAATTGTAGGAGCTGTGGTTAACTGTTCAGTACTTGGTGTTGAGCCTAATCTATTAGGACATGCTTACATCGTTCCTTTTTACAATGGATCTACAAAACGTATGGAAGCTCAATTTCAACTAGGTTATCGAGGCCTTATTGATTTAGCTAGGCGTACAGGTGAAATTACAAGCGTATATGCCCATGAAGTATATGAGGGTGACGAGTTCGAATATAGCTATGGCTTAGATAAGGATTTAAAGCATAAGCCTATCGGTGAAGAAGATGAAAGTAAAATTACTCATTTTTACGCAGTGTACAAATTAAAAGATGGAGCTTTTGATTTTATTGTAATGAGCCGTAAGCAGGTAGAAAAGCATAGAGATCGCTTTACGAAAAGCCAAAAGAACGGAAACGTATTTGGTCCTTGGAAAGACCACTTTACTGAAATGGCCAAGAAAACAGTTCTTATCAAGCTTTTAAAAACGGCTCCTATCTCAATAGAACAGCAAGAGACAAGAACAGTTATGGAAGGCTTACAATACGATAATTCCGTTAGCAAGGTAAAAGAAGGACAATTCGGTGATGGGTTTATTGATGCTGAATATCAAGTTGAGGAAGAGATGGAAAACAACCAACCTCAGCAAGAAGCATCAGAAGAAAAGCCAAGCGTCTTTGACTTTGGAGGAGAGGAAATCGATATCAAAGATGAGGATTTACCTTTTGATAAATGAGAGAAGAACGCATAGCATTCCCTCATTGTTACAAATTTTTAGCCAAAAACAAAGAACAGTATGAAGGCTATATTCAAGCGTTTCTTAATCTATATCATCCGGATCTGAAAATGGTCCGGATTGAAAAATACTACGTGGTTTGCATCAAGAAATAATGCCTAAAGGAGTGAGTACGGGGCATGAGTCAACTTACAACGGGGTTTGTTATTCAGCCTCGGCTGGCTTTTCAAAATAAACGAGATCAAGTTTTATATAACTTCTTTGTTAGTGAAGCTAACTTTGTCTCTAATACATACTGTGAACGTGGACAACTTAGAGCTAGAGTAAAGGATTTAGCTGAGATTTTTGGACATAGTGAAAACATTATACGAGCCTGTATTAATCGCTTAGTGGAAGAGGGCTTTATTGAAAAGAAACGGTTAAAGGGCAGTGAAGGGCTGTTAATTACAGTAGTCAACTATAGTGAATATCAAAGCCTAGAAACCTATCAAAAGTCCAAGGAGACCAAGATAGAGCCTCCTAAAGAATTGGTTCAACTAGTAGAAAATGAAAGCAGTCCTTTTGATCAAATAGAAAATAAGTTCATTCAACAAAGAGGCTCAGGGCTCAGTATAAGCGCCTCAGATGCTCAGTCGATTCATGAAGTGTTAAAGCTAGATATCTCTTTAGAAACAATCCTAGAGTGGATGGATACAATCTATATGCACTATATCAAAAGGAATAATGGACGGACAATTAGAGCCTTTAAATACTATGAGGAAGCTATTAAGACTCAACAGCAAAAGCTACAGCAGACTAAAACAAATGTTACGCCTTTTCCAAAAACGAAAAAGGAAAACAGTATAGATGCACTAGCAAGGTTTGCTCAAAAGCACGGAGTCAAGTTAGGAGGTACACAAGATGGAAATATATGAAGCACTAGACATTCTGCAAAGAATAGCTGCTTCCTACACACAGTTTGATTTGACTGGTGAAATCGGAGAACGACGAATTGAGGTTTGGTCTTCTCACCTTATGAAAATGCCATATAAGCCAGT